CATCATTGGCGAAATGAGCACCTTCATAGAGAAAAAGAACAGCTACGAAGCCGACGAAGGCTATCACGACGACCTCATGATGTGTCTGGTCCTGTTTGGCTGGCTCAGTAACGAGCCCTATTTCAGGGACATGAATAACAGTAATCTCAGAACAGAAATGTTCCAGAAACAGGCTGAGCAGATTGAAGCCGAGCTCACGCCTTTTGGTTTCATAGACGACGGTATAGACAACACTGCAGACTCAAACGCCAGCCCAAAGCTCTATGTAGAGAACGGAGATGTCTGGTTTTCTGGAGATCCAAGCCAAGAAATTGGAAAAATGAAGAAAAGCTGGATTGAAAATGTCTAGACCTGGCTCTATATAAATAAACGGTAATCTAATTCGCTATGTCAACTTTAAGGAGAATAAGATGGCATTTCAGCTTTCACCGGGTGTTCTGGTAACTGAAAGGGACCTAACTGACGTTGTCCCTGCAGTCGCCACAACTGCTGGTGGGTTTGCCGGTCACTATAATTGGGGTCCAGTGGGGAAGGTAACCACTGTGGACAGTGAGAAGAATCTAGCCAAGACATTCGGCACACCCGACGCAAATACCTACCTCGACTTTTTTACAGCCGCTAACTTCCTTGGTTACGGTAACAACCTTCAAATCGTCCGTTCTGCTAATGCCAGCCATCTGAATGCCGTTGCCTGTTTGAATGCAACGACTGCCGCAGGCACAGGTACATTGATCAAGAACAGTGACGATTACGATGCAAACAGCAACTTCTTTGCTGGATCAGTTGCTAATACATCTGGCCTGTTTGCTGCAAAGTATCCTGGCACCTGGGGTAACAGCCTAAAGATCAGCATGGCTGACGGCAATACCTGGTCAAGCTGGAGTTACAAAGCACAATTTGACTCTGCACCTGGAACCAGTAGTTGGACCAGCGATCGCGGCGGCTCAAATGACGAAATGCACATCATTGTCATTGACGAAGATGGTCGTTTCAGCGGAGTTGCTGGCACAGTTGTTGAAAAACACGCATTTGTAAGCAAAGCCAACGACGCTCGTAAGAGTGACGGCAGCAGCGCATACTACAAAGACGTCCTGGCTAACCAGAGCGGTTATGTCTGGGCCATCGATCATCCAGCAACAGCAAATCTAAGCGGTACAGCAAACTGGGGCGTTACTGCTTCTGGAACAGCATTTGCTAACCTGCTTGCCGAAGTAACTGGTAGCTTTGGTGGTGGTGCACTTGGTACACCAACCGCTGGCGAACACCAGACTGCATTCAGCGAATTTGCTCAGGACGGTCTATATGACGTAAGTCTACTCCCACTAGGCGCTCATGCCAGTGCGACTATCACTCACGTTGTAAACAATGTCTGCGAAATTCGTAAGGATTGCGTAGCGTTCTTTAGTCCAGAACTTTCAGACGTTCAGAACCAGTCAAGCACATCAACTGCAACAACAAATGTCACAGGTTTCCGTAGCACAGTAAACCTAAACAGCAGCTATGCTGTCATGGACAGTGGTTGGAAATACCAGTATGACCGCTACAATGACGTATATCGTTGGGTACCACTAAACGGTGACGTTGCTGGCCTTTGCGCTCGTACAGACTTCGTTGCAGATCCATGGTTCAGCCCAGCTGGCTACAACCGTGGCGTTATCAAGAACGTTGTCAAGCTAGCATTTAGCCCAACACAAACCGACCGTGATAACCTATATAAATCTGGTGTAAACCCAGTTGTTAGCTTCCCAGGTCAGGGTACTGTACTGTTCGGCGACAAGACTCAGCTTACCAAGCCAAGCGCGTTTGATCGCATCAATGTACGTAGATTGTTCATTGTGCTAGAGAAAGCCATTGCTACAGCTGCTAAATATCAGTTGTTCGAGTTCAATGATGCCTTTACCCGTGCACAGTTCCGCAATCTTGTAGAGCCATTCCTGCGCGATGTACAGGGCCGCCGCGGTATTACAGACTTCAAAGTGGTTTGCGACGAAACCAATAACACTGGTGAAGTTATTGACCGCAATGAGTTCGTGGCCGACATCTTTATCAAGCCAGCTCGCTCAATCAACTTCATTACACTGAACTTCGTAGCTACCAGAACTGGTATTAGCTTCGAAGAGGTTGGAGCATAAGGAGATATAGATGACAACCGCATTCAACGTAGATAGATTCAAGGCAGCGCTGACAAACGGTGGGGTTCGTCCCAACCAGTTTGCAGTGTTCTTGAGCTTCCCAACCTATGTAGCAGCAGGTGCACTGGCAGTTGCCCGTGCCCCATTCCTGGTAACCACTGCTGAGTTGCCAGGACAGGATATCGGTCCTGTTACAACCTTCTACAGAGGTCGTGAAGTCAAGTTTGCTGGTGACCGTGTGTTCGCTCCCTGGACTGTTAGCGTACTGAATGACTCAGACATGAGCATCCGTAACGCCATGGAACAGTGGATGAACGGCATGGAGAACCTGGTAAATAAAACTAGCCGCCTGAATCCCAGCGACTATCAGCGCGACCTAGAAGTATTCCAGCTGGATCGTAATGGTCGTGTGCTCAAGGGTTATAAGATCGTGAGCGCATTTCCAACCAACATCAGTCCAATCGCACTGGACTTTGCTGGTAACGATCAGATCAGCCAGTTTACTATTACCTGGGCCTTCCAGCACTTCACAGTGGCCAACGCTGGCGCACAACAGATCCTAGACATTGCCAGTGTATTCTCAAGATAAACAAAAATTGGACTCATAGATTATGGCATTATCTCTCTTTGGTTTTACTATTAGCCGGAATCAGGAAGAAGCTGAGGGCACACGAACACAGAGCTTCGTTACCCCTCAGTCGGATGATGGCGCCAGCACAGTTCAGGCTGGCGGCTATTTCGGCACCTATGTTGATCTTGACGCTACTGCCAAGTCTGAATCGGAGCTAATTACACGCTACCGAGAAGCCAGCATGTACTCAGACTGCAGCAATGCCATTGACGAAATTGTCAGTGAAGCCATTGCTGCTGTTGATGACGAAAATCCAGTTGACATAAACCTTGACGAAGTTGACCTTGATGAAACCATCAAGAAAACGATTAGAACAGAGTTCAAGCAGGTCCTGCGCCTGCTTGAATTCAACAACAAGGGTTTTGATATCTTTCGTCGCTGGTACATAGACGGCAGAGTATATTATCAGAAAGTCATTGACGTAAAGGCTCCCAAGAAGGGCATTCAAGAACTACGTCAAATTGATCCCAGAAAGATCAAGAAAGTTCGCAACGTAAAGAAAGAAAAACTTCAGAACGGTGTTGAAGTTATCGCGAGCGTTGAAGAATTTTTCATATACAACGAAAAGGGCCTGCAGCACAATGCAAACTATTCGGGCTCTGTACAGAATTCAAATCAGGGCATCAAGATTGCACCTGACAGTATAGCCTATGTACCCAGCGGGTTGCTGGATCTGGAAAGAAATGTAGTCCTGAGCTACATGCACAAATCACTGAAACCCGTAAACCAACTCAAGATGATGGAAGACGGTCTGGTTATCTACAGACTGGCTCGTGCTCCCGAACGCAGAATATTTTATATTGATGTGGGTAGTCTACCCAAGGTCAAGGCCGAGCAGTACATGAAAGACATCATGGCTCGGTATCGCAACAAAATCATCTATGACAGCAGCACAGGCGAGATCAAAGATGATCGTAAAGTCATGAGCATGCTAGAAGATTTTTGGCTACCACGCCGCGAAGGTGGTAAGGGTACCGAAATCAGCACTCTGGCTGGTGGCGAAAACCTAGGACAGATTGCAGACATTGAATATTTCCAGAACAAATTATATCAGAGTCTGAATGTGCCACTGAGTCGCCTTCAGTCACAGACAGGCATGAACTTTGGTCGTGTTGCCGAAGTTACCCGAGATGAACTCAAGTTTGCCAAATTTGTTAGCAGACTTCGCAAAAAATTCAATGAACTATTCAATGACCTTCTGAGAACGCAGCTCATACTCAAGGGTGTTGTTACAGACAGTGATTGGAAACTTCTCGAAGAAAACATTCAGTATCAGTATGCGCAGGATCAGTACTTCCAGGAACTCAAGGAAGCTGAGTCACTGCGTAACCGCATTGACGTTCTGAATCAGATGCAGCCCTATGTTGGGTTTTACTTTAGCAAGAAGTACATACAGAGAAATGTACTTCGCATGAGTGATGAAGATATTGAGGACATGGATGAAGAAATGGCCGAAGAAAAAGCAGCCATGCCCGAAGAGCCAGAGCAGGATGGTGCACCTACACCAACAGCTACGGCAGTTCAGGCCAGCAGTGCTGAAAATCGTCCAGCCAGTCCATCACAATAAATAAACGATGAATAGGAGATAACCATGCCAGACATAGACGACATGCTTCAGGATATCATGAACGACAATGGTAGTGAAGCTCAGGAAAAATTCGCGCAGATCATGAGCGCTAAGATTGCAGATGCTCTAGAAGCACGCAAACTAGAACTAGCTCAGTCTGTCTATACAAACACAGTAACAGATAGCGAGTAACAAATGCGTAGCCTACGAGAACTCAGACAAGAACAATTAGAAGATGAGCTGCAGGATCTTGATGAGCTATTTGAAAAGCTAAGTCCATCTGACCCTACTGGTAAGTGGATTCACGATTTCGTTCATAGCGACAATCCTAAGTTTGCTGACAAAAGCAAAAAGGAGCGCATCAGAATGGCCCTGGGTGCCAAGTATGGTGCCATGCGTAAGATGAAAGAAGAGGCCGAAGACCTTGACGAAGTTGTTATGAGCACCATGGTTCAGCATGGACTGAAAAGCCATCAGGCCAAGACTACCCTGAAGCATATCAAGCCAGGAACTATGAGACAGAATTATGGTGACAAACAAGATGCCGCACACATCAAACCTGGTATCAAAGGCGTTGCAGACAGACTAGCAATGTTGAACAGAGCAAAAGCCGAAGGTCGTCTCAAAGAAGATGTATGGATGGCCGAAGCTGGTATGCCATCAAGCGTAATAAAGTCAAAACAACGCTATAGCCAAATGAGTCCTGCAGAATTTGCCAAGGCACATGGAGATAAGTCCGACGACATTCTCCGAGGCATGGCCTGGAGACATGGCTATGGCAAAAATAGCAATCATTACGTGAACAAACGTAATGAAGGCATGAAGACCGAAGAACAGGAATAAGACATGGCAACAATAAACATTGTAAAGAAAGCTCGAGGAAGAGCTACTGCCAAGTTTGTTGGCACAGGAAGTGCCGAGCTAGATCTTGCTGATCTAGCAATTCATGACGAGACCTTCGATCGTGCCAATAGTAAGGTTACCCTGGCTCATATGTATTTTGCTGTTGGTGATGTAGCCAACGTTTCAAGAAACTCAAACGTCATTGTTGCACTACCATCAGGCAGCCTGGATCAGTGGAGTTTCACACAGGAAACAGGTTTCGTGTTGGATGAATTTCCCACATCCAACGTCGTAGTAGATCTTGGTGCCAATGCAGGAACCATGATCATAACCCTGCACAAGACCGAGGGTTATAATATTCCCGACAACCAGGCTCTAGAATCTTGGCAAAAGGCATAACATGAAACTCATCAAAGAAGCTTTCCAGGACCTGCAGTATCTAAGTGAGGACACAAATGGTAAGAAGTCTGTGTTCATCGAAGGTATCTTCATGCAGGCCGACAAAAATAACCGTAATGGCCGTCGCTATCCAGCAGCGGTCATGGAAAAAGAACTATCTCGCTATCAGCAAATGATCAACGAGAAACGTAGTCTGGGAGAGTTGGGACACCCCGACAATCCTAGCATCAACTTGAATCAGGTCAGCCACCTGATTACAAGTCTGAGATTCGAAGGCAAGGACATCATTGGCCGTGCTAAGATCTTGGAAACACCCATGGGCAAGATTGCTCGCAACTTTATTGAAGAAGGAGTTCGCCTGGGTGTCAGCAGTCGAGGACTAGGAAGCCTCAAAGAGGGACGCGACGGTATCATGGAAGTCCAGGACGATTTCCATCTGGCAACAGTAGACATTGTTGCTGACCCTAGCGCACCAGACGCTTTCGTGGCTGGCATCATGGAAGGTGCCGAATGGGTTCTAAAGAACGGCGTTTGGACCAGTGTACAGGTCGAAAATGCACAGAAACAGATTCGTAAGGCTTCAGCCAAGCAATTGGATGAAACAAAGATACAGATCTGGGAACAGTTCATGCAAAGCCTTTCAAGGTAACGATTTATATAAATAAACGGTAACAGAATAAAAGATTCATTTAGGAGAGTCTAAATGTCAGTAGATAGTAAAATCAAACAGTTGCTAGAGCGCATGGATGCTCGCAAGACACTGGACGAAGCTGAAACCATGGGTGCTGGCTCTGTAAGCAAGGATTCAACAATCAAGGCTCAGGTAGCTGGCGACACAACTGCTCCCATGCAGGGCAGCAGCGAACATGCCAGTCACGAAGACCGTGCGGAAAGCGACGTCAACCAAGGTGCCAAGGTCAGCGGACATATCAGTAAGCAAGACCTAACAGCCAAGGGCGCAGGCGCAGCTGCAAACTTCACAACAGTTGCTGATCCTGCCACGGCAGTAAATCAGGCAACCAGCAAAGGCAACGTCAAAGAAGAAGTCGCTGAAGAAGAAGTAGAAGTAGTAAGCGAGGAAGAAGAAGTTGTTGCTGAGACAGTAGTCGAAGCCATCGATCTTAGCCCAATCTTCGGTGCTGATCTTAGCGAAGAATTCAAAGAAAAAGCAACCAGCATTTTTGAAGCTGCTGTTATTGCTCGCGTAAACCACGAAGTTGAAAAACTCAATGCTGCTCTTGACGAACAGTTCGCCGAAGACGTAGCCGAGTTCCAGCAACAAATCGTGGAAAAAGTAGATTCCTACCTCAACTATGTGGTAGAAAATTGGATGAAGGAAAACGAAGTTGCAATCGAGTCTGGTCTCCGCACCGAGATTGCCGAGGACTTCATCCACGGTCTCCAGGTACTGTTCAAAGAACATTATATTGAAGTACCTGAAGAAAAATATGATGTACTAGGTGATATGCAAGCTCAAACAGACGAACTGAGTGGCAAGCTAAACGATGCCATCAGCGAGAATGTAAAGCTGAAGCAACAGGTTGTTGAGATGAAACGCCTGGCTGTTATAGAAGAGATGAGCAAAGACCTTGCTGACACCGAAGTTGCTAAGCTAGGCAAGCTTCTTGAAGGTGTTGCATTTGAGGACGAAGTTACTTATGCTGAAAAAGTTTCTGTAATCAAGGAAAACTTCTTCACTAAGAAAGCTTCTGCAGCTCCAGTTGCTACCCAGCAACCATTGGTTGAAGATGTAAGTCATGCAGAACCAACCATGGTAGACGATAGCTCTGTAGCCAGATATGCCCAGGCTCTCTCAAGAACCATCAAAGCACGTAAGTAAATAAATATTCAAAAGATCCCTTAGGAGACCCAAGAAATGTTTTTGTCAGAACAACTACAACAAAAGTGGGCAACAGTCCTTGACCACCCTGATCTTCCTGAAATCAAGGAAAATTATAAGCGTCAAGTAACTGCTGTTCTGCTTGAGAACCAAGAAAAAGCTCTGCGTGAAGAGCGTTCAGCTCTTTTGCAAGAGACACCAGCAAACAATGCTAGCGCAACAGCTGGTATTGGTACCTATGACCCAATCCTTATTGGTCTAGTTCGCCGTGCTATGCCTAACCTAATGGCATATGACATCGCTGGCGTTCAGCCAATGAACGGCCCAACAGGTCTTATCTTTGCAATGCGTAGCTTCTACGGTACAGACCGTGCAGCTGCTAGCGGCACAGAGGCCCTGTATAACGAAGCCGATACCGATTTCAGCGGTACAGGTACACACAGCGGTACAATCAGCAACATCCTAGCAACTGGTAGCTTTACCACAGGTACAGCGAACAGCACAGCTAACATGGAAGCTGCTCAAGACTACAACCAAATGTCTTTCGGTATCGACAAGACAACTGTTACTGCTAAGAGCCGTGCTCTAAAGGCAGAGTACACAGTTGAACTTGCACAAGATCTGAAAGCAATCCATGGTCTTGATGCAGAAGCTGAGCTCAGCAACATCCTTAGCCAAGAGTTCATGTTTGAGATCAACCGCGAAATCGTTCGCTTGATCTACAAAGTAGCCAAGGTTGGTAGCCCAGCAACAGCAGCTCCTGGTACATTTGACCTAGACGTTGACTCAAATGGCCGTTGGTCAGTTGAGCGTTTCAAAGGTCTATTGTTCAACATGGAACGCGATGCTAACCACATTGCACAAGATACACGTCGCGGTAAAGGTAACATCATCGTTTGCTCAGCAGACGTTGCAAGTGCCCTGGCCATGGCTGGTGTTCTTGACTATGCTCCTGCTCTTAGCACAAACCTAAACGTTGATGACACAGGCAATACATTTGCTGGTGTACTAAACGGTCGTTTCCGTGTATTCATTGATCCATACACAGGCAACCTAGGTGCAAGCAACCAGTTCTACATGGTTGGTTACAAAGGCGCAAGTCCATATGACGCAGGTATCTTCTACTGCCCATACGTTCCTCTACAAATGGTTCGTGCTATCGATCCTAACAGCTTCCAGCCAAAGATCGGCTTCAAGACACGTTACGGTCTGATCGCTAACCCATATGTTACACAGTCTAACGGTACAGTTGACGCAGCTACATTTACTGCCGACCGTAACCAGTACTACCGTAAGACCCGCGTTGTAAACCTAATGTAATTTGCATTAGAAACTAAACCGGCGTCAAGATCGGTAAAAATTCAAGGGGCCTCAGGGCCCCTTTTTTGTCGGGTATAAATACTGATATGTACACAGGAAATACAGCACTACTAACAAGTAACTGGACCAATTCACGTCCAAGTACGGTAAATTTTCTAAGACCAAACAGTTTCCAGTTTTTGGTCAAGGATCTGCCCAACGCAAGTTTCACCTGCCAGAGTGCAAATCTACCGGCCTTGAATTTGGGGTTCGCAGTTCAATCGACACCTTTTACAGATTTGTCTAGAATAGGTGATAAGATGAATTTTGGTGATTTCACCATTCGTTTCATCATCTCTGAGGACATGGGCAACTATCTAGAACTGTATCGCTGGCTCATAGCTCTGGGCTTTCCCTATGACTATGATCAATACAGTGCTTTTGTGGAAACGCGTCGTGATCGTTTCCCTTACACCAGGTTAGAAGCTGGCGCCCATAGTGACGGAACATTGATTATCATGAACAGTTCCAACAATCCTGGTATAAGTATTAGATTCCACGATCTGTTTCCTACTAGTCTCGAAGCACTGGATTTTGATGTAACTGGTGCAACACTTGAGTACTTTACTGCCATAGCATCATTTAGATATAAACGATTTGATGTTGAGGTTTTGCCTACATAAATTTTGATTTGGAGTAATTATGGATAAACCTGAAGCACCAACATCTGTACCACCAGTACAGGTGAGTAGTTTCCCTCCAGGGTTTGACCCACAAGCCATGATGCCACCACCAGGTGGTACATTTCCACCAGGCTTCAACCCAGCCGCCCCACCACAGGGCATGCCTCCTCCAGGACCTAATCAGCAAATGATTAGCGTAAAAATCGAGGATCTGCAGAAAGAGCGAATCTTCATTGCCACGCCTTGCTATGGCGGAGCACTGACTGAGCCATATTTCAGAAGCACTGTAAAGCTTCTGACCTTCTGCAACCAGCATAAAATTCCCCTAGCCTTTGGTACTATTGCCAATGAAAGTCTGGTTACCCGAGCACGTAATGTTCTGGTTGCCTACTTCTTGCAGAGCAACTTTACCAGACTGATGTTCATTGATGCAGACATTGAATACAATGTAGAAGATATTGTCAAGCTTCTGTACCATGATCGCGAAATCGTTGTTGGAGCCTATCCCAAGAAGGGTGTAAACTGGGGTCGTATTCGCGATGCCAGTCGTAATGCTCCAAGTGCTGAGCAATGGACAGAACGTGAAATTGCAGCCTTTGGTTCAGACTATGCCATCAATTTCCAGTTTGTGGATCGGGAAAAGAAACAGATCGCTGTAGAGCGTGGCCTGGTAAAACTTCATGACGCTGGTACAGGCTTCATGATGATCAAGCGTTCAGTCATTGACAAGATGATTGCAGCCTATCCAGAGCTGGCCTATAACAATGACCTAAACATTGGTCAGGATCTAAATGGTCTGTTCTATACTTTCTTTGACACCATGATTGATCCCAAGGATCGCCGTTACCTCAGCGAAGATTATACGTTCTGTCGTCGCTGGCAGGCCATGGGTGGTGATATCTGGTTAGATCCAACCATCAGTCTAAACCATTATGGTAGCTTCTGCTTCCAGGGCAATCCTGCTCAGATCATCAACTTTGCCTAACACAGAGACCTGATTATGAAATTATCGGAACTCCAGGAAGCCTGGGAAACTGATAGTAAAATTGACTTTACAAATCTGGGAAAAGAAGCGGTAAGAACACCGCTTCTGCATGCCAAGTATGTAAACTGGATGGGCAGTGTACGTCTAAACCTTCGCAAAGCCGAGAGTGACTATCTAAATACACGCAGAAAAAAGTATAGATACTATCGAGGCGAAATGACCAAGGACGAACTTGCACAGGAAGGC